TTTTTTCCTCTCCTGCCTTTGGAGGCTCTAAAGAAGCAGTAACCTGCTCGGCCAGGAAATTTATAATCACCGGCACATGACGAATATCAATTTCCATGGCTACCTCTTTGGTCATACCCGGAATTGCTTTCATAAGCATATTGGCAAGTATATCGCCTTTGACTTTCGCCGGGTCTGTGCTGATATCACCAACAGCTAATTGTAACGACTCAAGCATATTGCTCGAAATGCGCTCGATGCTGAACTTCTGTTCCCCGATAATAATTTTAATCGGATCAAAGATTGTGAGAGTTATCTGCGGCATCTTATTCTCCGAGTGTCAGTATTTCGTTGATGTTCGGCGAATCCTGGCAAACGAAAATCTTGAAGGCGACCTTGTAGATTTTCTGCCCGGTATTGTCGTTGCCAACTTCCCATCTTGCTCTCGGATACGCTTTCAGGAAAGTGACATAGGTGGTCGTCACGACTGACGAAACGTTGTTGATCACCGGGCGTAATTGGAGAGCCTTCGCATCTGCGTATTGTGCTTCCCCGACCGGATTCGTCACAGTCAGCACCGAACCTACCAGCGTGGATCCTTTCGTCAGCGTTTCGAGCTGAGCCAAGGTAAACCGGCTTACGGGTATTTCGATGTCGGGGATTTCCATCCCGACAAATACCGCATCAACCGGCATGGCTCCAAAAGAATCCTCATTGATTTCGACGTCCTTCGCCTCGACCTTGAACTTCACGCCCCCGGTCGTCGGGCCGACAAGCACGTCATCCCAATAGATGTTGCACGGTCCCAAATCACCTGAAAAAATTACTTTTCCCATTTTAACCTCCTACGGTTAAGTTCCATTTTTATCATAATAAGCAACGCGATAATTTGTTGAATACTCATAGCGTAGCTCTTCGTCCTGCCCTATGTATTGCGGTGGAGCAACCGCCGTGATTGCCCCGATAATATATTCAGTCGCTGGAGCCACTCCGATTGTCAAGCCAGCGGCTCCATGCAAAAGCGCATGAATCGTTCGGGCGTCATCCCGCGCATTGAAATAAGTCACACCCCTGGCCACTACTTGAATCTGCAGCCATTCCATATCAGTCTGCCAGAAGTTCGTATCGCCGCCGGCCGTTTCCTGGATCACGACGCAACGATCAGGCGCATCCTGTTCGCGATGTCCGACCTGTAAAGTCGCGCCGATAACGAAAGCAGAATGATCTTCAATATATTGTGCGAGTTCTTTAATCATTATTTATTCTCCCGCTTTTATCCGATCGGCGATCAATTTAAAATACTTACTTCGCAGATCGTCCCGCGCCATTTTTGCCTCCAGGTATTTTGGCCCGACGCCCGGTTCGCTCCAATTAATGGCTTCACCGACAGCTTCATGCCAACGCGCAGCATACGGCGCGCAATAGGTGACAAGGATCGAAATGATAGATGGCGAAATTTCGCCTTCCGTGATTTTCGGAAACCACTCTTTATGTGTAGTGCTGCTGCCCCTCACTTTTGCGCCTCGAATAGCATCGCCTCTAAGGCTGCCGTGTAAATGCGGAGTCTTTGGTTCGATTTCATCAGCATCTTTTTTGAGCGCGGCTGCAGCTTCCCAACATGCCTTCCTTGCAATCCCCGGTATTTTGGAACGGACGATATGATCAAGGTTTTTCATAAAGTCGGCCATGTCCAAAGTAAAGCTGCCGGTATCACTCATTTTATTTCCACCTTGATTTCATGTAATCTCTTTGTCACCCTTTCGAGAATAAATCGTATTGGTTCATGTGGCCATTCTTTCCGATCAGATTTTATTCTGAAATAATAAATTCCTTTCGGATTCTTTTTGGTTTTCAATTCTTTTACAAAAGTTTTTAATATTGAAGTATCGACAGTAAATTTTAATTTTACTGGTGTATTCATTTTAAAAACACCTCCAGAAAACCCCAGGAAAAATCTCGCGGCTTCCTCATGTTGATTATAACATATTCCTTCCCGTCAAATTCTATGCGGTCTTCATGCGTGAGTGTTTGAGAGGCAAGCATCACGCTGGCACTTGCATAAACATTCTCGCCTTTGATGTCTTTTACCAGAGCGGTCCCGATCTCGAACTTGCCCTTGACTGTGGTTTCGGTATCGGCAAGCGGTTCACCCCATTTATCATTTCCACCGCTACGATGAATTATAATTGTGTCTGTGCAATATGCTGAGATCATAATTCACCTGCTGCAACCAATATGGCGCGCGTAACTGGATTGAGATTGTGCTCACAATTACTTGACAAAACCCCATTCGCAATATATAATGAGGCTTCGGTCTGGAGGTCATAGACGAAGCCATGATAAAAAATTCTATTGACAGCAATGATCTTTTGCGTTTGTATCGGGCGGGTGCTCTTGAAAGCGATCTCGCAAAGCAATTTGGGATTTCCTATCAGGCCATTCATGTCCGGCTTAGAAAAATCAACTGCGATTTCAGGACTATTTCTGAGAGTCACAGAATCGCTGCCGCTCGCGCGAGCCAAAAAGAACGGAACCGCCGCGCGTCTGCCGCCCACAATGCTGTCCGCGGCAAGCGCCAAACTTTTGAGCACCGTTGTAAAATCGCCACTACCAGAGAGATTACTTGCCCCAACGTTAGTTATATGGAAATTTTCTTTTTCGGTCTTTTGCGGCAAGCCGGATTTTCTTGCACGCCACAAAAAGCTATCGGTCCCTATAACGTTGATATCGCCGTGAATGAACCGCCCATCGCCGTGGAAATCTTCGGGGGAAATTGGCATACTACCGGAACCCATGCCCTCAATTTTCGCAAGCGCTGCGATTATCTCCTCGATTGCGGCTGGCTGCCCGTGATCGTTTGGGTAGGCCGCGATCATCCGTTCGGACACGGGGCAATAAAATATATCGTCACCCTCGCGAAGAAGATGCGCCGGGGCGAATCCATTGGGAGTAAGGAACAGATGATTTTTGGTAACGGATATCCGCGCCCCGTCGGCAAGAGCAAGATCGACTTGCCATCCACTATAAAATAATTTTGATCCAGCAATAATATTTCCGGGAGCTTCAATCATAGTGCCCGGCAAGCAGCATCGAGGATGCGGAAGTCTCGGATCCACATATACGGTTTTTGATCCGGTCTTTGAATCCACGGTGACAGGGACCGGATCATTTAAGGCCGGGAAATCCGGGTCGTTGCCTGAAATTGAAAAGACCATTCCTTCCAACGGCGCGCATAAATCACAAGGGCTGTCATGCCGGGAGAATTGCATCAGATCATTTCCCCATTTTATACTTTCATCAATTGCCGCCTTGACAAATATTTCATGCAATGAAGTTCGGGCAAGCTGTTCGGCAAATGATTTAAGTGCATAGAACCGTCCATTGATTTCGATGAAATTTTCCCCGTCAATAAGTTCAGATAAGTAATCGCGCAGTTTACGGGAGATCGCACCTTCGCTATATCCGCGCGAGGCATACCAGCTGACCTTCTTGGAAATTTCTGCTTCCATGGCTGCGTCCATGGATTGTATTTGAGTATTTTGCCTTGCGGTCCGGGCGCCTCCCATTGCCGTTTCATAAGCAGCAAGAAAAGCATGGCAGGTCTTTTCAATCGAAGTATTTACATTAACAAACTCTTCGGCTATTTTATTAGCAAGGTCGGAGATTCTTAATTCGACAGGATCGGGTCCTTGCCCGGCAGCAAAAACGGCAGCGGCTTTTGCCAGCGGAGCCACTTCAATTCTCTTTGATTTGTAGGCTTGCGCAGTCGCAGCCCTTGACCATTTCACCGCTTCCACATTCAGGCGGCTCACGATTAAATGAATTTTAAACTTTGCAGCAGGGATAGAACTTTCCTTTGCTTTGAGGTTCGCGAATGGACGCAAGACGTTTGCCAAAACTTTTTGATATATCGAATACGTCCGGGCCAGGTCGCCGGAAAGTTTATTGGTTAAACTTCGCTTTTCGCCCATAGTCATATAACCTCTCTATGGCCCTTTAACACTGTATACAAATAATCATAATCCACGTTTTTTGCTTTCCGCCCGGAAGGGCAGCGGTCATAACTATTTCTGTCAAGTAAGGACAATCCTTCTTTAATACAATATTCTCCAAGTTCACAGCCAGGGTATGGCGTGAAAAAAGCCCAGGATGGCATCTCTGCATTGATCACGTCAACCATGCGCGCCGTTGCCTGTATGTCCCCTTTCGTCTCCCACGGCAAGCCGAGCATGTAATTGCCATAGATTTTTGCGCCTGTGCTTTTAATTATCCTGGCCGCTTCAAGGTTCTGTTCTACCGTCGTTCCTTTTTTCATAAGGTCAAGGATTTTCTGGCTACCACTTTCAAAGCCAACAGAAATAAGTTCCCATCCGACATTGACCAGCCGCTTGACCATATCGGGATTATTACAGATTCCATCCGCCCGCGCAGAAGCCCAAAATGGCAAACCGATTTGCGGGTACTTTTCGATAAACTCTTCAATCCATTTTGGCTGTATCAAAAACGTATCATCGTGAATCATTACGCAATCAGGGTTATAATCCTGCTTCAACTGCCACAACTCGGCGATGATGCTGTCAACGCTTCTGCGTCGCAACTTTTTCCCGAAGTGATTATTTTCCAAAGGCTGGCAAAATCCGCACTTGAATGGGCAACCCCTGGCGGCCATGACCGTAACCATGCGAGCCCGCTTGCCGTCATGCCACCAGCCAAGACAATTTTCAATTGGTTCCCGAAACATATTCCTAAACATGAAAGGCAAGTCATCCAAGTTGGCCGGTTTCTTGCCGATAATATGCCGCGAAAATTTGTCAGGACATTTCAAAAACTCTGGCAATGTGATTTCGCTTTCGCCTTGCAGCACCCAGTCAATGTCAGGATTTTCAAGCAACTGTTCGGGCGCTGCCGTGGCGTGGTAACCGCCGACCATGACTTTCGATCCCTGGGCCTTAGCCATTCGGATGACTTTCATCCCGATTGAATAATAAGAACTTTTCAGGCCGAAGGAAATTAGATCGTAACCTTGGAGCGCGGTTTGTAATTCGGCGTCGCTATACAACCGCTTCATGTCTAGGAAATGAACTTCATGCGAAGCGATCCTTGCAGCAGTAAATGTCATTCCCGCGCCATGATCAAGCCAGGCATCAAGCCCCTGAGCGTTGTATGGGTAGAGGGCGACGATCAAAGTTTTCATTTAGTTTGATCCCATGCGAACCCTTGCCTATTAACAATAAATAATGGATGTTGCATCAAGTCATGATAATTAATATCCCTGGTCTTTGTGCCAGACCTTTGCGGACCACTGACTACGATCGAATCGAATTCGACGAGTGATTCATACATTTTTCATTCCCCACTTCTGTTTGAGATAGGCATGATTTTTTAGAAGGAGGGCCTTAACATCGAAATTTTCTTTTTCTTGCACCATATTGAAAGTCGAACGGCCCCGGTGATATATGCAAGTGCTATAAAGCAATTTGGTTTTAAAACCAGCCTTACGCGTGGACAAGTTGTAATCATTATCGTCATACATCCCGCAAGCATAATTCACATCCAGGAGCCCAACTTTACTAATGACTTCCCGCTTGATTACCGCACATAGAAAAGCAACGAAAGCACAGTCGGCCAGGATACCATTGCATTGGACTTCTATATTCCGGTTGAAATTTTCGAGGTCGGAATAAGGTGGGAAAATCCTTCGACATGCATGGTCTTCGATATGTCGGATATTGTGATGCGAATCATAATTTGTCGGGAACTCTGGCGGCGGTGGAGCGGTAATCGGGCCGACAATACCAAGAGTAGGATCAAGCATAAATGCACCAATTAGTTTCTCCAGCCAGCGAGTAGAAACAACCGTATCGTTATTGAGTATGCAGACGAAATCTGAATTGGAAATAGTGAGTCCCCTATTTACTGCGCCGACAAAGCCAAGATTTTGCGGCAGTCTGATAATAATATGATCCATTCCTTCCAGAGCCTTTTTTGCTTTAGTAATATTTCTTGAACCGTTATCCACCCAGATAATACGGTACGTTCCCGGCTTCGTGCAACGCTTAATACTCTCAAAACAAGCAATGGTAAGATCTTCATTTTCGTAAGTTGGAACGATGATATCACAAGGCACTTTTCGGAAAGCGATTTTATTCAAAGCATCTATATAAACCTGATAATCTTTTGGAATCCATTTTTTGAGCATTGCTCTATCAATAGTATCTTTATTATTTCGATAAAGAGATTCCTTGTGCCCGCCACCAATACCGAGGCGACCAGGCAGACCTTTCATGCTGGTAAAAATCGGTTTATCGGCATCCGCAAATAATTTCCCCTGGGCATAAAATGTTTTCCAAAGTTGAATATCAATAAATGGAGTTTGGCACTCAATTAAAATTTTTTTTACAGCAGGTAATATCATTGCACGGAAAGCGGTTTGTGCAAATGACGCATGGCGATCATTATGGTTTTGATAAAATCCGCCTGTCGGTAAATGATAATATTTTGCATTTATAATCCCGGCGATAACATGGGAATCCAGCATCCTGGACATGACTGCAATATATTCTGGAGCATAATAATCATCGTCTTCAAAGATAATAATTTTATCGCCTTCAATAAGCGGTAATGCTTCTTTTAAATTCAAAGCCAAAGTGAATTTCGGATCATTTGCTTTTGGTTCGCGCCGGACATATCGCATAGGGATTTCTGGCTGCACCGGAACTTTGCCATCGTCGATTACTAACCATTGATCCGGTTGTACTATTTGCGCAGCCATCCATTTCTGGCAAAGCGCAAAAGCCAAGGGTCGATCACCGGTAGGGGTGATTACGGTTATTTTTGAGGCTTGCATTTATTTACAGGATGCCCCAGGAGCGACGATCTTTTTATGGTTTGTATATATTTCCACCCATGGGATTTCGATTGATTTGCGCGCAGTTTCCCGCCCGTTTTTAATATCAATATACCCCCCTCTCGTTCAGCGAATTATCCACGTCGGTTGTATCCTGATCCGCCCCGGCAGGCTCGCGACGATCAACATCAACCGCATAGAAGGGTTTTTTGGTTGAAAGCAGTTCATCCAGGACGTCGATTACTTCTGCCGGCAATGGGATTTTATCAAGGCTGTCCTTGTCGTAAACCTCCTTGACCAGCCCGGCCGATATTACTCCCTGCGCTTGCAAACCCTTGCGCCTGTCTTCATCCAAGAGATGAACATACATGTACCAGGCTGTCAAATCCTGGGCGTAAGCAAGTTCTGCCTTTTGCGTTGCACTTGGAGTTACGGGAATCGTCCAACGTGAATCATGGAGAATCCTATTCCAGGCAGTCGTTAAAAGCGCAGTCGAATCCGCAGCGGCGAGTGTCGCCCAAGCGCTGCAGCCGTATCGAGTGACGAAAAAAGTAGCCGCGTCAACTTTTGAAGTCCATCCAATATCGGGCATATTGATCCTCCTTTATTTTTTCCGCTTGCCGCCGCTTTTGCGCTCAGCCATCCAGTTGTATATCTGCGCGGTCTGCTCGGCGTTTCTGTCCACAATGATTTCAATCTTTGTGATCTTTTCAAGGATGTGGCCATAATTGATTTCCAATTCAAAGATTCTATCTTTACTTTCCTGCATCTCTTGTTTTACTATCCTGATTTTATCACTGTGATCCGTGAACTTATCCCCGCAAGGCTTTTTGATTTCCGTCGATTCTTTTTTCAATATGGCCTCCGTTACTATTTTGACAGCGCCGAGGATAGCCAGTAGTCCGGCGCAGACCAAAACGATGAATTGATATTGCAACATTTACTTACGCATTTCCTTCAGATAGCCAAGCAGAGTGCTAACGAGTTTATATCCGCCATTCAATAGCGCGGTCCAGATCAGGAATTGCAAAACCGTTGCCTCAGTCACCGGGAAGGAATGGAATGTCAGGTGGAGAACTACAAATGCAAACGCACCTACAATCCATGACAGACAAAGCTTGAAAAAACCGATCTCCAGTAATTTGCAAAACCAGATGATCTTGCCGAATACTTTTTTCAATAATTCAGTCACGGCCAGCGTTGCGAAAATAAAAACCAGCACAGCCAGCACGTCAATTTTTCCAAAGATAAATTCCATGTTAACCTCCTAACACATAATCGCTAAAACAACAACAATGAATATCACCACCAGACCAAGCCAGCCCTGCCAAGTGATATTTATTTCCGGCAATAGCTCGGGCCCAGGCGGTTCCGGCGGGATCGGCGGTTCCGGTTCCGGGTACATCTCCTCATAGGTCGGGACGTTGTCCCAGTTCTCCGGCCAATCACCAAAAAACTGCTTTTTCGCCTCGGCCATGGCCTGCACGACTTCGACAATTTGCGCCGTTGTTTGATGGTTCGGTAAATAATCAAACCACAGTTTTGGCTTGCCATCAATCAGCGGGGTGGCTTTGTAGCGGGGATTACTCTGCATGACATAGAGCATGGCCGCCTTCATCCTGGCCGCCGAAGGACGGCCCCCCGGCAGGTCGGCACGATCCACGCCGTCCGTGGAAAAGCATATCCGATTGCTGGCAAGGTTACGATCCACCCATACGGTCTTTGTATAATCCGTCCTGGCCCCGTATGGCCGTTCTTTACCATAATCCATTGGCGCCCCCTCAGCGAATGAATGCGAAACATAAAACGCCTCATGGGTTGCGTTGGGATACTTGGCATCGTAAACTTTTACTAGCCGGTTCATGAACAGATCGTAGTTTTCAAAATCCGGCGGATGTAATTCATTCGGCCAACGTTCCCTGAAATCCACATCGGGATGGGTGTAGGTGTAATCCATAACATCCGCCCCCAGCGAAATATTCCACGGCTTGACATCGGCAGCCAGCAGTTTCGGCAACATGGCCTCGACCGCCTCGACCGAACCACTTTTGCGCCGGTGCCCCTCGTTTATCAATTCAATAGCAAAATCAGTCCCAGCCAACGCTTCCAAAATCCAGTCGGTCAAGGTTGCAATGAACGGCAACGCCTTGCGGTCATACAGGCCCATGACGCCATTGACATTATGGTAGAATGGCGATTGCTCACGCCGATCTGCCTTGCGCTCCTCGCACTCATTGAGAACGCAGACTATGATTCGCAGTTTCATTTTGTTTGCTTCGATTACTTGTTGCCGAAGGATATCAAAGAACACCTGATTTTTTACTCGCATATCCCAAGCATCTTTATCAGGGACAAACACCCACGGCATGAAGCACTCGCTACGGAGGCGATCACCGCCTACGCAGTACAGGAATATCCGGTGTAGATTTGCCCCGGCATTAGCCAGCGGTCGTATCCATAACCAATACACCTTTTTGTCAAACAGCCATTGCCCGTCAACATGGTGAATGAATGCCTCGCCATCTGCCGCCTCGTTAAAAAACGTCATGTCACAGCCATATCCGGCAGATAAAATCAGTTTGTCAGCCATCATGCCCTCCTATCGCTTCGGTGAATGGAATTGTATCAAAATAATCCGACAGCCGGGAGAAAGGTAAAGCCGGCCATTCTGGATTTATAAGTCGAACTCGTTTCCCTTCAACAGTCGTTGAAAGTTTAATGAATGGATGAATACATTTACGAAAAAGTTGCCGCTCTGAAGTTCTTTCAGGATGCCCGTCATGATGATGAGTATGATCGCCATCATAGCGCAGATCGATTCCCAGGATATAAACCGGATCAGCGCCCAGGGCCAGGGCCAGGGCAACGGCTGAATAACCGGAATTATTTCCGTGATAGATTCCCTGTTCAATCGGAATGATCGGGCCTGATTCGCCCAGTGATTTAATTTCCTGGACGTCAGAGATATGAGGATGACAGATTCGGATCCCGACCTTGATCCCTTTGTAGCAAGCCAATTTATTTTCAGCTTCGCGGCTATATTTGCCATCCAAAACCCATTGATAAAACCGGGCATCAATAGCTAATAGAACGGTCGGGGAAAAGAATTCATAAGCCCGATTGGTTCCGATAGACAACCTGCCATCAAGTTGTGAAAAATTAAAGTGCCGAAGGGACGGGCCTCCGCCGACAACAAAGCACGAATGGCCGTGCCAGCAGCCACTCGCCAGGAGGTCAGCTTTTAAGTTTGTCATTGTCAACCCGCCCCTCCGACGGGGATGAAAAGCGAGGCGGCAGGGAGAAATTCCACCGCCCCGCAGAAAGTCAGATCACGTCTATGCGATATCGCAACGTTGCAGCTGATCGGCATCACCGATCCCGCAACCGAACCGCATCCAGTCAACCTGAGTGGTCGACCGGGCCAGGATATTCTCTTCGGTGAGTTCTTCCAGGTTCATTCTCATACCACTCTGCGCGCGGGCGCCGGGGAAGGCGACGATGTAATGGTCCACGGTATCGAGCATCATAGTCGTCACTTGGCGAATGTTGTAATCGAGTTGAGCCGGGGAGCCGCTGAAGGCCTGTAAGACCTGTCCGGCTGCCCGACGAATGCGGCCACGCAGTTGCAGCGGGGTAAAAACAACGAAAGTACTTGACGGGGTGATCCCGTAGCCCTTGTCGGCGCAAGCCAGCGCGATAGTTTGGCACGCGGCATTGATCGTCTGCGCGTCACGATTCGCCATATAGAGCTGATCGGTATTCGCTAGCGCAGCGGGTTCGGGAGCCGTCCAGCCGGTATCGGCTTTGCTCGCGGCAACAGCCTCGATTAAGAGGTAGTGAACCGCAGCATAATTCTGATAGGCCGCAGCACGGAAGGCGGTCAACAGATCAGCGATCTGAGTCCATTCGGCATCTTCGATCAGGATTTTGTCCCATTCCAGGCCGGCACCATACTTATCGAAAGTGATGGTTTCTGCGCTGCCCTTGATGTTCCAGATGTTGGCTTTTGCGCCGGGCGGGATCAGTTCGAAGTCAACAGTATTCTCAAGCAAAAGCTGGCGAAAGCCGCCCTTGCCGGAGCTGGTGAAATCAAGCATTTTGAAAAACTCTTTGAACCCTTCATCGAAAAAGGGTACAGCGGAAATGCCAGGCTGCAGCGGGTAAAAGGTTTCGCCGGAAGGGAAATCCGACTTGTCCGTCCAGCCCTGCATTTTCTGCATACCCATCCATGCCTGAATCCGCGAAGTATTCTCTTTCGAGAATTTAGCGGTTGTCGGTTCGCGCATGAAGGCGGCAACGATCTTGGTGTAATCAACGCGGTCCTGGCCTTGCAGAGTAGCGAGTTTCTTTCCACGAAATCTTGCGAGTGAAGCGTTAAGATCAATCATGGTGTCCTCCCTATGCCTCGAGGACAGCATCGTGTCCCCAGAAATCTACCTCGACGGTCGTATCGGTCGCGGCCGCAGCCACACGGCAGACGCCGCAGCGATAATACCCTACCGCGTAGGTCGTCAGGTAAAGGTTCACTGAATCGAAGTAAACATAAGCGCCTACTGCGAAAACAGCGGTCGTCGGTTCCTTCGGCAGCACAGCGCGCTCGGCTTCGATGATCTTCACGCCTTCGACTCCGGTCGCATAATCTTCAAGCCAGAAGTAAACCGTGTCCTCATACAGTCCCATATCCCCTTCACTTACTCCCGGTGATGGCACGGTGTAAATAAGGGAATGCGTGTCTTCAATTCGACATTTTAAAACGTCAGGCATTTTAGCCCTCCTAAGTTTAATTTTGTCACCGAAACTCGGCGTCTGTCACCCAGGAGGGCGGTTGTCAGTTCGTGGCCATCCGCGAACCGCTAGTCAACCCGGCTTGCGCCAGGTCGGAAGTCACTCCATGCGGAGTGTTATTGTTGTACTAAAAGATCGGGATCGCCTTTGTCTGCCGATCCCTTTTCATTACTTTTGTCAGCAATCTTGCCGGGATTGAATACTGTTTCCAGTTTCCCGAATTCGTCGATCTGCTTGTCAATAAATTTATCCAGCTGCCCTTTGATTGCAGCATCATCAAAAACATCGCCTTCGATTTTAAATTCCGGCATTTTGAGCGTGACGAATTTTGCTTTGGGCTCCGGCATTTTCCTTTCGGTGATGATCGCCTGGGAAATCGACTGCGCCTTGCCGGTCGTGATCGACTGTTTGAGCGTCTTGTTTTCAGTTTCCAGGCCCGTCACTTTGGTTGTGCCTTCACTTTTGAGGGTATCGAATTCTTTTTGCAAGCGTTCCCGCATATCGAATTCAGCCTTGATCTTGCCACGGACGACCGGATCAGCCGTGATTGAATCCTCAGAAAAAAGTTCACTCGGTTTCAATCTGCGCAAGCCGATAAAATCCCTGATAGTTTCAAGTGTCATATCTGACATTTTTCCTCCCTTATCATCCCCCTGTATTTCAAACGCCTGCAGTTGAGAGATAAGCCCCGCAGACGCAAAAGCCGGTTTATTATATTTTCGATCCCCGACCGCAATGCCTGTAATCGCTCCAAGATGAACCGCATCGACTTCATTCGATCTGCCTGTCGGATCAATATCGACTTCCGCTTCAATGCTCACGGCATCGGCAATGATTTCCCGATACTGCGGATAGATATAAGCCACGGCAACGGCTCTCATTTTCCCGCCGATGTATTCCAGCGCTTTGCCAACGAGTTCACCGACGATCGTCCGGCCGGAATGCTCATTTGTCGCAGCGTGATTGTGAAATATCTTTGTACCGAATTGCAGCTTTTGAACCATTGCAGATATCGAAGCCCGGAGCCAGTTCAGCACCCGGCCGCCTACACCCACAATATTCGGCGTCGCATCTCCTTCCTCACCTACCACATAGGCCCGGAATAGGGGATGCTGATCCTTCGCTTGAATGGCTGCGATAGTATCGGGCGGGATGTATTGCATGATCTCGCCTGCGGCCATCAGTTGAAGGTGGACGGTTGTTTTCATTTTCTTTTCTTAGGACCATAATCGCCAGCAATGCGAAATAGATGATCATTAATCCAGATTTTAATTCCCAATTTTAACCATACCCAAAAATTAGGAATACCCATTATTGTTTTCATTTTCTGAATTGTAGCACAGCGCGGCCTTGCTTGTAAAGCACTCTGAGTCCATTCGCATCGAGCCACGGTTGCGTATAGGGCGGCGGGGTATTCAGGATATTTGAATGCTTGCTTGTCCTTATCTGTTCGGGCGCGCGGATATTGACGACGATTGGCGTTTTGAGTTCAGCCAACGGTATGACTTTTTCCTCGCCACGGTTTTCATGAAGGATACGCATGGACGATTCCTTGACAATCCCGCTCTTCGGAAATTCAGGCTTTCTTTTTCTTGCCATGTGTCACCTTCTTTTTCGCGACGGGTTCCTTGCTCGCCGGAGCCTTTACGAATTCAGTTGGCAGATGTGCAGGTTCAGCGATCTTGGCTTCAGCCTTCATTTCGTGAACGTTATGGATGGTGATGATCCCCTTTTTTTCGGTTTCAAAATCAGCCAGGATTCGCTTGTCTTCCTTCGTCCTGATTTCAGGCGGGATCGCCTCGATGCGCTTCGTAACTTTCAACATTTGCAGCCGATGCGAAGTAAACATCATCGGTTTTTCTTTTAATTTACTGCTGATCATTTTCCCCTCCCTTTTTCCCAAACTGATCCTGCGGATTATTTATATTGGCCTCTGCCTCTCGATGTGCTTGCTCAAGTTCAGCGCTGATTATTGCAATCTGTGATTTATCAGATTCATCACGGCGATCAAGTTCTTCGCGCAGATTAAAATCGGGTATTTGTGATAGGGCGGCTTCACGGGTGATTAAGTCTCTTTCAAAAGCTGGCAGCCAGAAAGAAATCAAGCGCTGCCATTGCTCATCCGTTATAAGCGAAATAGTGATCGCAATTTTATTCGGGTCCAGAGCAGCTTTGCTTGTCCCTGCACTATACATCTGCATGGCCTTCGTGATCAACTCCTCATAAAATCCTGTCCAGATCGCGCGTTCGCTGGCCGTATGGATCAATGCCGATTCCATGATATTTTCAGAGGTTGAGCGATTCGAGAGCATATCGGGCAGCAGGAATTGCAGCGGGTAGCCGGTCGTGCCTGCAATGAAACATGATAGACGCATGATCTCTTTTTCCAGGGAATCAATGCCTGTCATTTCCGGGCCAGCAAATCTGAACGATCCTACAACAGCCCAGGCCTTTTTGATTTTAAAATTCAGGCCAGCCTTAATCGCATCTTTTATTGCTTCGGCTTCCTCTTCAGTTTTGCATTCAAATATAGGAACAGGCGTGGCATACAACCGATTGATTTCGCGCCAATCCCGGAACGCCTGGTCAACCTGTTCAATCGCCGTCAGCACGCGCATGACCTTTGTCGTCGGATGGACCGCTGAATTGCGGCCGGAAAAACGACGGCATACTAATTTATCCCCTTCGGCTTCACCAGCATCAATGCCGGCAGCAACGTTCGCCTGCCAGGTTATCTTTTCAATTT